TATCAATATCCAGATCATACACAAGACGATAATGTTCCACCCAGTAATCATTGTTATACGGAAATTCTCTACTACAAAAGCAGAGATAATCTGTATCGCCGAGATTAGAAAGAACACCCCTATAATAGTCAATATAATAGGCGGGCAACTGATAAGATACGCCGTCGTTAGAAGCATAACTGGCAATAGGCGAAACATCATTAGTAAGAACAACAGGAACACCCCCTAACTCATCATCCATCAATTTTTCTTCCGTATCATCATCAGAATGCACAACATAAACAGGAATACCACCAGTCTCCGTATTGTAGAGATCAGACAGACCAATATCCTCTATGCTTTCCTCTAATTCAGTATCGTCATTACCACTGCGATCATCAGCAGAATCAAGAATAAACTCCATATCGTTTTCGCTATGTTCCGTATCAACCGTCCCAGTCTCGGCAGACTCCATAGAATCCGTCGACTCAAGTTGTGAATCTTCCAAAACATTCTCATCCATGCCATACCCCCTTATTTAAAATCAATCTTACCACCGAACGCCATTTTCATGAACGTGGTTACAATCATTTCTCCGATTGCAAATGCCATGCCATAAGGAATAGCACCTTTAACAACTTCCGTGAATAACGCAATACCGTCTATCATGTATACCTCTTCTTTCCTTGCCATTCGTTCCGATAACGTTTCATTTTTGCATATGTATCATAGCAATCATAAAGCAACGGAGAATGAAACCAAACATATGTTTTACTTGTTTCAGTTATCAATTTACCGTTTTCCTCATGACTTTTTGAACCATCAATCAAACGGTTAAACTGGAGAACTTTACAAAAGTTACTGCACAACACAACATTGCGAATTTGTTCACGAAACGGTTTAGCTAAACGCCCATAAACTTGCGTAGTACCTACGATCGTTTTTCTCTGCTTTCTTTGTTGCGAAACCTCAATCATGATATCAATATCAATATTTTTACTTTCCAATGAGTTGAACTCCAAATGTATCTCATCAATCAGATAAATTACACCCAAATAACCATTTTCAAGATTTTTTAAACAGTCAATGCCGTCATACTCAATAACCTTAGTTTCGGGCGGCAACCCCTTGATATCGACATTCGTACACAAAATAGCTTGCGGATATGCATAACAAAGTTTTTTAACATACTGCACCGCACTTAATGTTTTACCACTACCCTGTTCCCCACAAAATATCATCAGTCCTTCTGGTTTGAAATAATCTGGATGTTCCGCAAGAAAAGCTGTATTGTGCTTTATTACTTTAAAAACATTAAAGGGATTCAGAGAACCCTCTAAATATTGACCGCAAACACTCATATCATATCTCCCTAAAAAGCAAGAGGAGCGATCGCCCCTCTTGAACCAAACTTAGAATCTAAGTTTTCCCGATCTGAAAGCCGCCATCAGTGTACGTGCTAATTTACGAACACCCCACCACATGAACACAAGACCGATACCAGCGCCAACAACGCTGGCAAGTACGCCTACAACAGTCGCAACACTAATCTGCCCTGTCATAGCACTTAACACACTAGACCAGTCAGCAGAACTAACCGCTGTAACCTCAGCAACTACTGGAAAGACCATACAGACACCCCCTTTACTTAAGTGATACATTTACAAGAAACGCACGACCACCAGACAATTCATAATTGAACAGCATTTCTTTTCCGATGTCGGACGGTTTCAACAAGTCAACCTGTTCTTTCGGCATGAAAATCTCATCCGTTTTCTGCCCTACGCAACCATTCTCTTTTTCACGATCTGTTAAATCCTGTACAACATTTACAACGCAATACATTTCACCATTTTTCTTCGATACAAACTTACGATACCCAACTAATTTTGTCATGTCTTTTTTCCTCTCTTTCATTCTTTAAAGGGTAATTATTTAGTTATCAATGTTCGCTTGCGTTTAACCTTGAAATTTGATAAAATAGATATGCCAATATCAATATCAAAACAAAGTTCGGTTGCATATAGGTTACCATCCTGTTTTCCAATACTTGACGGTTTCCAATGCACCGACAACGACCGCTTGAACATTTTAAGTATTAGCTAAGTGCTAACACCTTATGTATATATAATATCAAAGTGCTAACACTTTGTCAATACTTTTTTGAATATTTTAGGAGTTATACTATGCCATCAAATAAACCTGTAATAATGATAAGAACAACCGAAGAAACAATAGATAAATTTAAAATAATCTGTCAAGAAGAAAACAGAAGTATGAGCAAACAAGCGGAAAAAATGATTCTTGACTTAATCAAAGAATATGAATCAAAACACGGTAAAATAAACGTGAAAAATATAAATGTCATAGACAACAAAGGAACAATAAACATGTAATCTACTTATCGAATACCGTCTTTTCATCATCAGACAATTTTATAAAACCATCCATAAATTCTTTGCATGTACCTGTATGTATCTTACCATCCTTGAATATACGTACCTCATGAATACGTCGGAGAAACGCACACCATGTTTCATACTGGTCACGTTGTAAATCTCTGTACTGGTCACGCAATGAGATATTCGATACAATATAGACTTTAGTAAAGCAAGCCTGTTTATTACACCGCAATTCAACAGGATAGCCGTCTAAATAGTTGAGCATATCGCCTATGCGGAGACTAGAACGAAACTCCTCAAATACAATTACATCTTGCCCTTTATAACCGTCAAAAGGATGTTCGTAATCTGTCACACGGAACACATTAGAATAGCCATACTGCTCCATAATTGACCTTGTTTTTCCGCTCCCAGTATCTCCGTAAATATAAACGGTTGTAAGTTCACGCCAATCGTTCTTATATTTTTCTTCCAAGACCGTTTGACGTGCACGCTCAATTTTATCGAGATTAAGCAGATATTGCGGATTGCTTTCAATAATCTCATAATTTGTCAACCCCTCTTTTATCATGGCATAAAGATCATCTATATCGTTCCTATGCCCCTGTCGTTCAACAGGAAGTTCGCCCCATTCCTCTTGAGTATCTTCCACCCTAGTATCTTCTTTATCCGTATTCGACCATTTGCCACACTTAAAAACATAGTCCCTATTTTCGGAACTTGTACCCTTGCAAACATCAAAATGCGCACCATCAAACCGCTTTTTCATAGTGCTAAATCGGACAGCACCAGAGCAGACTAGAAAGATATGCGTGTGATACGTTCCACCCTCATGCCCGATTTCATCAGACATACACCAGTACAAACACCCCTTGAACCCTTGTAAGATGGTTTTTAGTTTATCACGTTCGAATCCCTTTTCTTTAGGATTGTTAATAGTTACAAGCCATTTCCTAGATTGTACATCATTCATAATGCGACACCCCCATATTTATTTTGCGACTGCGACAGAAGTTAGCAAAGTCATGTCGCAAGTTCAAACCCTTATTTTATAAGGCATTAAATACGTTTTGCGACTGCGACAGAAGTCGGGGGTAATACTAACCCCGACTTACCCACCTCACGCCCTCAAACGTTCTCTGTATGCGCCTAAAAGACAAAATCTCCTACCCCTGTACGTCTACAGGCATTTTGCCACACTGCGAGGGGATAACCGATTTTGGCGCATAAAAATAGATAGAGCTTTTCGCCCTATCCCTCTAAAGTATTTTATAAAATTATCCGATTACATAACTAATTCGTTAAACTTTTATTTTTTAAATAGTGCTAAATACAGGCTTGCACGACAGGCGGTAGGATGTACAAGCCTAACACACTATTCAAAAAACATTTTTCAGTTTAACGAATAGTTGTATTCGGAAGCAAATAGTCTGTAGCTTATTAACTCAATATACGCTGTGTCGGCAACAAAACTAATCAATTTGCAATTATCATTTTTATAAAAAAATCCCCA